CAAACCATAAAAGTGGTTTTCTACCGGTATGTCTGGATGGTAATGTAAATACTAATGGACGTTTTTCATTCTTTAAGAAATACATTCTATCTCTAAATTCCCAGCTTGGTTTTTTTGGTGCTTGTTGTTCTTCAACAACTATTTTCTTTTTTGGCTGCTTAGGTGCAACCTTTTCTTTATTTTCCATGATATAATATAATTAAAAAGTTAAAGGTAAGAATTACCCCCGAAGCTTCATCAGGGGTAAACCTTACAATATAGTTATGATGTAGCTTTAAATAATACGAAGTTATTTGCCGCTTGGACACACAGACATCTTTCTGATAAGAAGTGTACATTCATTTCATCAATTGCGCTAGTGTAGTTTCCACCAACAGATCCAGTCACCCAAGACTTCATCTTTCTGTCGTCCGCTTCAGAAGCTCTGTATCGAACGTGTAAGAATGGTCTTTGAATGTTTTTACCTAGTCCTTGATCATAAACTGTAGAAACACCTGCAGGTATTAAAACACCCTCTACGTCACCAACAAGTCCTCTTGTAGTTGAATCGTTTAAGTATTTCCAGTCAGTTTTATAAAAATCATAAGAACCTCGTCTAAATCCATTAAATCCAAGATTTAACGCCATATCTTCGCTGTTTTCAAATACACCGTAAGAAGTACCACCACCGTAAGGTGCGTTCTGCTTAGCTAGCATATTATCAATAGAAAGAGAAGTAGCTCTATCTAAGAAAAGCATGTTTTCCTCAATAGATCCTTGCTTGTCTAATTCAGCTAAAATATTATCAAATTCACCAAGTCCAGTCGGAGCGTATGGCGCAGTTCCTGCAATAGCGTCAAAGTCAGCATCGTTGTAAACAAGACCTCTTGACTCAATAGCAGCAAATAAACCTTCAGTTCCCTCAAAGTTTGCACCTCCAGCAGATCCAGAAACTGATCCTTCATCTTTTACAGCTTCAACCATTGACATTTCAAGTTGATCTTCAAATCTTAATCTTGCTTCATGCTCAGATTTTAAGTACCATAAGTATCCAGAAGTTCCAGATTCAGTAGTTACTTCAACCCAACCAATCTGTGCAACATCAGATCCGTTCACATTGTACTTGTCTCTTAAGATAATTGGCTTGTTGCTGAATTGAGTAAACTTAGCGTCAATTGAGTTTCCTACATCTCCGCTTCCTTTTCCAAATTCAGATCCATATACAAATAGCTTAACATCTGTTAATGATCCAGATCCTAATCCATTTAAATTACCCGCTCCATAAGGTGCTACTGTAATTGTACCATCACCAGGTGCAGTAGCTACTCTTGCTTTAACAACGCTAATGCCTTTAGCGATAATAACAGTCATCCCTACTCCTAATAATTTTGATTTTGCAACCCCTGAGTCTCCACTTGCAGTGTCTTCAAAAGTTACTGTAGTTGTCGCAGAGGAGTTATCAACACTACAATCATCAAATGCAATGTGTAATCTTCCTTGTTCGCTCCATACTACTCTGTCTGATGCCATAGGCATCTCAGCTCCTACCATTCGTAAAAATCCACCGATAGTTCTGTTTCCATATCTTTCGATTTCTTTTTCGTATACTTCAGGTAAAAACTGTTGTGTGAAATCCATATCTGCCAAAGACAAATAGTTATCTCCGAATAGACCCTTAATAGGTCTTGGGGTTAGGTGGTTTAATTCCGCCCCTGTTCCAGCTAGTGCCATAATTTTTTAATTTTTTTTAGTTATTTTTTAATTTTTACTCGCAGCTTGGAAGTGTCTTGCCCATTTATAGCTTTAACAGTCCACCCGTTAGAAGAAGAGACTTTTTCATGAACCCCTCTCGGATTCATATCTACATTCTTAGTTCGAGCCATACTATCTTTCATAGCATCGGATTTACCTTGCTCATAAAAGTGTTGGGCTATTAAATCAGGATTCATAGCTGTAAACAAAGATTTGTGATAAGATTTAGCATCGGACATTTCATTTTTTTCGTTTAAGAACTTCTTAATAAAATTATTAATGTCACTTTGATTTGTTTTAACCTCATCTGCATTTTTAACATTAAATCTATACTTTTTGTCTCCTACTGAATATTCAAAACCTTTAAATTCGTTCGAAAAGACTTCGTTAGTTTTATTTAAAAATACATTTTTTTGCTTTTCAGCTAATTTAGACGATTCCTCGCTTTCTTTATTATATCTATTGAAAAAATCTACAGCCTTCTTTTGCTCATCTGTTAATTTAGAGCCAGCTTTAATTTCTTCATAGTATTTTGTTTTTCTGCTTTCAAGTTCTTTTTTTGCTTTTGCAACTTCTTCTTTAAAAGCTAATTTCTTTTTCTTTATATCTTTCGGCTCATCTAACTCTTCATCGTAAGAGAAATCTTCCATCAAAAGATCAATGTCTTCACTATCTAAATACGGTTTGCTTACCTCATAATATTCTTTTAATAATTGAGTTTCGTTTAATTTAGAATAGTCTTGATTAAGTTTTACATAGTCCTCTAAAGTGCCTCCTGTGTCATTTATAAAATCAACAACTTTCTGAATATTTTCAGGTAGATCCGCTCCAGTTTCATTTGATTCTGCTATAGCTTCTTCAACCTCGTTTGTTAATTCTTCTGTTTGTTCTTTAACTTCTTCCTCTGTTATTTCCTCAAGAGGGGTTTGCTCATTTTGCTCGGAGTCTTGTATTTCTTCAACCACTTCTTCGCTACTTGGCGAGTCTTCGGATTCTCCGACAGTAACATCGCTGTCATCTGTGCTTTGCTCTTGAATGGCATCTTCTGGTTTTTTTCTTAAATCAATTTTAAAATCTACGTCGTCACTATTTTCCTTAACTAGTTTTTTAGGCTTTTTAGGCTTCGGTGCGTCGTCTTTTTTAACTTCATCTGTAGGTTGATCAGTTGTTTGTTCTACAACTTCTTCGACTACAGCTTTGTTTTCTGTGTTTTCCATGATAAAATATTATATAATTACTTTACTTATTATTATTACTTGGGTTCGAAAGAACCTAAATCAAAATCACCGCTAATTATATCGTTACCCGATGATTCAAAATTCTTTGGAGGTAAATTATTATTTCTTTGATCTATTAGTTCACTTTGTTGTGAGGCCTCCATTTTGGATCTGTCATCTTTTCTGTCTTCTTTAAATCCTTCTTTAGATTTGTAAACATCTGCTTCAGCATTTTTAAGTTGCATATTCATTTGGAATTCTAGCCCCATTAATTCTTTCTTAAGGTTTGCTTCTTGCATTAGTTTTTTCATATCAAGCTCAGCTTTAACTTGTTCTAATTGTAGCTTTTGCTGTGTTATTGCATTTTGTTTTTGTACTTCTGCTTGTGCGGCTACTTGTTGTGCTTGAGCATTTGCTTGTGCTTGGGCTTGTATATTAGCCTGCTGTGCTTCTTGATCTCTTTGTGCTTTCTTTTTTCTTCTTATTTTAAGAACTTGATTAGCTAATTTTATATTTTTAATATCTCTAATATCAATAGCGTCTTCTAAATCTATTAAACTAGCTGACAACGCTGTTTGAATATTGTTTTCTAGCATTTGTTTTTCTTCATCATCTGGCGCTAATTCTAAAAATATACCAAAATCGTATAAATGTAATTCTTTCATTTCAGATAATGTAGCAACATTATGCCCACCTATCTTTTGAACAAAAGCATCTGCAGCTGGTGCAAACTCTAATATATCAGAAACTCTTAATGAAATACACTCTGCTGTTTCCGCTGTTATAAATAATCCAGCATTTAATATATGTCTAGTAGCCGTATTGCTATTAGCGGCTGCAATCTTTTGAATACCAACAAGAGATCTACTATCCGGTAAACTGCCATCTCTAGCTTCATTTAAACCGCTGGTATCTCTTATCATTTGTAAGTAATAGTTGTAAGTATTAATAAGTTGCGGTATTTTATTACCACCACTACCGCTAGTTATTTCTTGAATAGGTACTTTGCCTGGATTCATATCACCTTCTTGTGTAAACGATCTACCAATTACAGAACCAGTTTGAAAAAACATATTTAATGCTTCTTGTGGGTTGTAATTAGTTCCATTACCTAAATCAACCTCAGCTAATCCATCTGCGTCTAAATAAACACCATCTGGAACCATACGCGATAATACTTGCTGTAATTTTAAATGCGTAAGCTGTATCATATCAGCAAAACCAGTAATACGACTTACTAATGATTCTATTTTACCTTTATACATTCTTGGAGCACAAATACTATAGTTCATTTTTACTTTAGTATAATCGCTTTTTGGGCGCAACATATTTTTAGCAAGTTCCCATTTTAGTAGCATGTCTGTGCCTAGAACAAGAACGCCCTCGTATAATCCCTCTAATGATCTTGATAATTTGCCAAATTGCTGCTCAAGTAATTGAACAGGTGGATCAAATTGGTCATCTCTAACTAATATTTTACTAGCTCCTGTGGCTGTTTCTTTTACTTTATACACCTCATTCATATAAGTCTTATAATTAAAATATAAAACTTGTACAGTGTTTGAATCTGTTTCGTTGTAATTAGATAAAGTTTTATCGTAAAACCCGTTATTTTGGTAACCCTGCTTAGACATTTTGCCTAAATCATCTTCCGTTAAATTAGGAAATTCTTTTTTTAATTCATTAATTGGCACGGATTTTATTTCACCAACATAGTATACGTCGTCAAAATATGGTGATTCAGTGTACGAATATACTAAATTAGCAGGGTCTACATACTCTATTTTTACGCCTTCTGCGTTATTGTAGGTGTTTTTAACAGCACCAATGCCAATAGTCGTTAAATCATATATAACTCTTTTCTTTGTAAGATTATAAGAATTACCTTTTAATATAGTATTTATAGCTTGCTCTTCCGCCATTTCTACAGCTTGTTTATAAGTTAGCTGCATGTGTACCTCTAGTTCTTCTTTTGATTCTGGAAGCTCTGGTAGATTTGTTTCAAATACAGAAATTCCAAAGTTTTCTTCAACAAAATCACTAAGATCCTTACTTTGCATATCCCTCATTATACTTTCCATATACTCTGTTCTTTTAGCAACACCATATGGATCTTGTGAATATGCTTTAATATCAAAAGCTCTTTCTGAAATACCATTAACTACTATGTCCACAAATTTAGGAATAATAGGAACAGGCTTCCAATCTAAATTGAGATAAGACAAATCGCCGTTAATTGACAATTCATCTTTATATTTTTGCACCCCTTGCTCACCCCTAGCATATAATCTAAGTCTATGAAAAGAATGCTGATTACTTTTATAACGTGTTGATCCCGTGTCCATTTTAAACCATTCGCTCTGAATAGCTCTAGCAACTTTAAGCCCATATTCTGCGCTCATTTTTTCTTTGTCGCTAGCTACTTGACTAGGGAAAAAACTTTTTACAACTGACTCAGCCATATTTATTTTATTATTTTTGAAAATGATCCGCTATTAGAATACCTAGCGATTTTTATATTTAATGGTTTCTTTTGAAATTCTTTTACAGGTCTATACAAATGCCTATTACAAGCCATAATAGCTAAACCAGAGCTAATGGACGCATCATATTTTGTCCTATTATTTAACTCAAATTTAGACCAGTCATTAAGCGTTGTATTAAAATACATTGCTCCGTAGCCTCCTTCGGAGTTTACCCCTACGTGATTATTTATATAAGTCTCAATAGCAGACGCATGAGCTTGTTTTATGTCTTCACTAGAGTTTGGTATTCCGCCTATTTCTTTTTCTGCTACTGATAATTTATTCCAAATTTTATCAGGCCTATTCATAGAATATCCTCTATATCCTCTACGTTTTAAATAGTATAGTAATCGAGGTTTGTTATTTTCAGCAAGTATAGGCATCCCATAAAAAACTAAAGCCATTAACACATCTTCAAAAAACATTTCCGAAGTTTGTGGTCTTGCAATATATTCTAAAAAAAACGTATTAGCTGGAGCGTCTTCCATGCTAAAAGTTGTTAATCCGTGTAATGCTCCTTTAGACCCCTGTCCTCCAACAGTCCCTGATATATCATAACTGTCACAGCCGAAAGCGCCCATATGCTCATTTCCAGGAAATTTAACACCGTTTTTTATTATTTGTTTGTTTTGTATTTGTAGGCCGGGAACCCAAGATACATTAAATCTTCCATTTGGATTTGGCGTAAATTGAACTTTTGTATCTTTTATACCGTTCTCCCAATTAAAGTTACCGACTGTTACCACATTACTGGTATTTAAATTCTCATTGTAATCTATTTGCTCATATATTTTAGCTAGATTAAATAAGCTATTTTTAGTTTCATCTCGGAAAGCATGTTCCTCTGTTCTTGGAAACTGCCTGTAAAATTCATTAAGGCCATCCTGGTCTCCTTTTAAACCTTCTACCTCATTTGTCCAATGCTCAATTACCCCTAAATCTATAAGCTGTCCGTGTGCGTCTTCAACTGGTTCATTAGGCGTATCGAATACAGGTATTCCATAAGAATCAATGAATCCCTCGAAGTTCCATTCCATAGGTATGAACAAACTATATAA